AGAACCTGCATATCCAGTGCAGTATGAACAACTTGCTTCCAGTGAAGAAGTAAAGAAGAAGAAAAAGAAGAAAGGAAAAAAACTTTCTGAAAAAGGTAAAAAGAAGAAGAAAGGCTTTTTCTCAAAGGTATTCGGTTCTAAGTAATGAACTATACAATAAAAAAATTACCTAATGGAGATTTTAAAGTTGACTATAACTCGTCTTATAATATCCCTGTTCATTATATTTATATTGATTAGTATCGCTGGTTGTGATTCTGGCTGGTCTATTATGGATTGGGATGTTAAGTGAGTGGTAAGTCAGAAACTGAAAGAAAGACTGTTTATTTTAACTATAATGGTTATAATAGCTTTAACATTTATAATTCATATTCCAGATATGGTTAGTGCATATGGAGGTTGAGTGAGTGAAAAACCAGAAACTGCAAGAAGTTATCGGGGTACTGTTGTTGATGACAATGCTATTGTTAGCATTAATCTCAAATGGCTGGGGCAGTTACTTGTTCTCGTTGGTATGCTTGTGTATGGCTATTGGCGTGTGGAGAGTAGACTTGGCGAGCTTGAAGATAAGATGCTTGCTGCTAATGAGCAGATTGGGGATTTACTTGATAAACATATCGTGGACGAACGGATTGAACGAGAAGAGTTGGCAGAGAAAGTAAGTTTTTATGAAAAAGAATTTAATATTAATCCCTTATCTTGGGGGAAACGGAAAAAGAAATAATGGAAGAGTTTTTAGCATTGTATTCAGAAGCTGGGATGATAGGCGTTGTGGGAGCAATGTTTGTCTTTATGGTATATCAGAATGCTAAACGCAGTGAACAGCAAGCTGAATCTATACAGGAATTACAGGTTATCAATAAAGGCCAGGAGGAGACTTTAGAGAATATGGAAGGTATGATAATAAAACTTATTGATAGATGGAACAAATCTGATGAAACAAGAGACAGGAGACATGAAGATTCTGTTAAGGAAATTAACGATATGTCTGATGTATTAATGGAAATAAAAGGTTCAGTATCAAGAATTAATGGAAGACACTAATGGATAGTATGAAAGTATCAGCAGTATCATTTGCTAATTATGGAGTTTATTTAGCAGAGATAAATTTATTTTTACAATGCGTTGTCGCAATGATGAGTATTGTATATCTTGGTCATAAAATAGTTAAAATAAAAAGGGACAAATAATGGATATAAAATCAATGCTTGTAGCATTAGCGGAACAGCAGGCCGAGAAAATGAAAGAAGAAGCTATGGGTCACATAGCATCTGATGAGTTTTCAGATATGCTTGCTACAAAGATGAATGAGAAAATTAATATTCCATTTGTTAAGGAAGATAAAGAACAAATTTTCTTTGAAGAAATGATGGATGTAGTAACTGATTTACTAGAAGGCGTATTCAAAGGTAAGTGATGCCGAAATTTGGTAAAAGAAGTCGAGAAAGACTAAAAGGCGTTAACTCAAAATTAGTTAATGTATGTAATGAGCTAATCAAAATAATGGATGTTACTATTATTGAAGGTGTCAGAAGTGAAGAACGTCAAAAGGAATTGCTGGCTAAAGGTGCAACCAAAGTTAAGTATAGTAAGCATATGGAAGGCAAGGCAGTAGACTTAGCGCCATACCCTATTGATTGGGATGATAGAGAAAGATTCCATTATATGGGGGGGATGCTTCGTGGAATAGGTCAGCAACTTGGTATTAAACTACGCTGGGGTGGTGATTGGGATTCTGATGGTGAAATAAAAGATAACAATTTTGACGATTTAGTCCATGTGGAGATGCGTGATTAATGCCTAAACAATATCACACTATCAAAGATTGGTCTGGCGGTTCTAATAATAGAAAAGACCCAAGAGATATATCTGATAATGAGAATTCATTTATTCAGAATATGTCTATTGACGCTCTAGGTAAAATTAAAACTGCTGGGGGTTTATATGCGCATATAAAAGGCGCTGATGGTTCTGCAAATTTAAGTGAGTATATTGTAGAAAGGACTGCTAACCTTGTTGGCTCTGGTGGCTATGGTTTATTTTATTTTGAATCTGACCATAGTAAGGATAATGAATATACTATAACTGATACAAAGCATCCTGGTACAGGTGATGATTTAGAATTAGGTACTGGCTTTGGGAATATAAAATTTCAGGCAGCTCAAACCAGTGCTGATGATAGTGAAACAACTGCTCCTCCAGAGTATGAACCTCGTGGTTAAATAATGCCTGTTCCTACTCTTCCTCATATGGTATTAGTTGGTGGTGTAAATTCTACATACAGTACAATTTATACATCAAGTATTATTAAGATTGGTGATAATATTAAAATAACTGGTACCAGTGCTAATGATGGGATATTTACTGTTGCTGATATTGTAACCACACTAAGCACAGCAGATGCTGCAGGTACAACATGGACAGATGATACACGCTCAGCCGATATTCTCAGTGGGACAACTATTATTATGGATGGAGCACAGGATAAATTAGTAGCTGGTTTATCTGTAAGTGGTACAAATATACAAGCAGATACTTATATATCAAGTGTTACATCCACATCCGACCCAGCAACATTTGTAATATCAAAATCAGTAGGAGGCACTGTCAGCGGAGGAACTACTTTAACCTTTGGGGATAATGATGTTTATTATGTATTAAAAGGCAGGTCTATAACTACAGATACTTCAGGTGGAGACCCTGAGATACAGGTTAGTAGGGCCCCTGGTGATAAGATGATTGCTCTTGGTGATGTAGATAGTGCTGGCGGTGTAGATGTTTGGTCTACTAATGCTACTACTGATTATTCATCTAAGGATGATGGTTGGACTATTTCAGAAATCACTCCAACACTTGATGGTGATGATGCTAAGTATATTTATCATTTTGCAGATGAGGCTTTAAGAGTATGTAATATAAATGAAACCAATTCAACTTTAGTTAAATGGTATGGCTATATACAAAGAAATCAATTTAATCTTCCTACTGGCCCAGTCTTTGCTGAGTGGCAGGAGCATCCAAATCATTTAGCCCCTCCAAGAATTGCTTCTGGTAAGATTACATATGCATATGGTCATACAACTCATGATAATTCTACTGCTGCTAATTGGTATCAGAATAATAGAGGAGTCGCTGTACATAAAAAAGATTCTGTAAGCGATTTACAATTAGGTCTTAACCCATCTGCAACAGCAACTGGACTTAAATTCGAAAATACGTCAGGAGCAGATAGAACAGGTAGGGCTATAGTTGGTGAGGTTATAACAATTAAAGAAGCTAGCGGTGGAGTTGGAGATTTAGGTGATTACCCACAAGAATTTTTATTCTGTAAATCAGCATTTAAACCATCAACTGGTACTGCTATATATTCAAGAGCATACGGAGGAGCATTACCTGCCGGTAGGGCACCATATGATTACGCTGACAATGAGAATCCTATAATAGAAAGAGGGTTAGGTTTTAATATTGGTATCAGCGATGGCTCTGGTATTGGGGCATGGGAAGATGGTACATATGAGTTTTGGCAAACTTTTATTTATGATGGCAATCAAGAATCTCTTCCCGTCCAAGTTGGAAATGGTGCAGCTACTACATCATTAGATACTTTTACTCATGCAGCCACAGGTAATAAACCATTAAGAGTTTCTGTTTATTCAGACTTAGCATATAATGGTAGGATAACAGGAGGTAGGGTATATACAAGATTAAATGGTACAGATGATGATTTAATTTTATTAGCCGATATAGACATTGTGAAAGGAGTGAGAACAAGTCTTGATGGAGATCATGTTCCTTGGACTTATACAACTGGGAAAGGATACCATGTTCTAAGTGGTGCTTACGGAAATGCTATCAGGCCAAACTTGGATACATATACAACAATAAATGGATTCAGCCCTGATTTAAAGTTCTTAGGTATAGGCGGTACTAATGAAATATATAAAGCATCAGTAGTAGCAAATAGAAGAACATTTGTTGCTAATGTAAAGATCAAAGGAAGGTCTGGAGAATTAGAAAAATTTGGTGATAGAATTATGTACAGCGAGATAGGAAAATTTGATACATTCCTTGAACATAATTTTATAGATGTATCTAAGGGAGACTTTGGAGAGTATACTGCTTTAGAATCTTATTCAGATAGACTATTAGCATTTAAACATAACTTAGTTCACATTATTAATATAGCAAGCCCTAGTGCTTCTAATTGGTATCTTGAGGAAAC